ATTGCAGACATATTAGAATATGCTCCATTTAAAGATGAATTTGCTATGCAGATTGGGAAGTACAATGTAGCTACACTAGAAGAAATAAAAGAATTGTACTTATATAACTTTGGTATATTTATTAATGTTGAACCTGATGAAGAAGAAAAAGCTAAATTAGAAGAAAATATATCTATTGCGTTACGAGCAGGAACAATTAAATTAGAAGATGTAATTGATATTAGGGAAACGGGCAATATCAAAACTGCAAATGAAGTTTTGAAACTAAAAACCGTTGAACGAGAAAAGGAAATGCAATTACAGAAGCAGAATGAGATTAATATGCAAACGCAAGGCAATATTCAATCGGCACAAGCATCATCTCAATCTCAAATGGCAGTTGTACAAGCAGAAGGACAAATTAAATTGCAATTAGCACAACAAGAGGCGCAAAATACTAAAATGAAGTTAGAGTTGGATGGTCAAATTCAATCTAAATTAATGGAACAAAAATTCCAATATGATATGCAATTGGCAGGGATGAGTAATCAATTAGTGAATAGCAGAGATAAGCAAAAAGAGGAAGCAAAAGATAATAGGACTAAACTACAAGCTACACAGCAATCGCAATTAATTGAGCAAAGAAAGAATGATACGCCACCCGTTGATTTTGAAAATGGCGCACCAATTGACCAATTTAGTTTGGAAAATATAAATAAATTATAAATTATAAGTTCAAACACATATATATTTGCAGTATAAATAAAATTAAAATCTAATCCAATGGAAGTAAAAGAAGTAGAATTTGAAGAAAAATCGGTTCAAGAAATCGAAGAGGCGTTAATACAAAAACATGAAGAGGAACAGAAAGCAAAAATAGAAGTTCCAACACCTATTGTAAATGCACCTACCGAATCTGAACTTGACGAAACTAAGGTATTGTCTTTTTTAAAAAATAAATACAACAAGGAAGTAAATTCCTTAGAAGATTTATTAGCATCAAAAGAGGTGCAACAGGAACTACCTACTGATGTTGAGGCGTTTTACAAGTATAAAAAAGAAACGGGTAGAGGCATAGAAGATTTTATTAAACTTACTAGGGATTACGAAAAACTAGATAAAAAGGACTTAATAGCCGAATATCTAGCAATACAAAATCCTGAATTAGATAGAAGTGATATTGAATTTGATATTGATAAAAAGTATTCATTCGATGAAGATTATGATGATGATAAAGAAGTCAAATCAAAAAAGATAGCACTTAAAAAAGACTTTTCGGAGGCGATTAAGTACTTTGAACAACAAAAAGAACAATACAAAGTTCCTGTAGTGTCTACGGAATTTGGTTCTGCTGATGACAAAGTGGCTTATGAAAACTTCAAAAAACAGGCAGACGAAGCCAAAACATTAAATGAAAAGAATAAAGCAAAATCTGATTATTTTGTAAATCAAACAAACGAACTATTTAATGACAAATTCAAAGGTTTTGAATTTAACATAGATGGTAAAAGTTTTTTGTTTAAACCAGAAGATACAGAGAAAATCAAGGATGCCCAAATGAATATAAACAATTTTATTTCATCTCAATTAAACGAGGAAGGGCTTATTAAGGATGCTAATTCTTATCATAAATCGCTAATGGGCGCAAGACACGCTGATGCACTAGCAAAGTATTTTTACGAACAAGGTAAGTCAGATGCTGTAACAGCTTCTGCTAGAAATGATAAAAATATAGACATGGGTGGACTAAGAAAATCTCCCGAAATTGTCGAAAAAGGTGGTGTAAAAGTGAGTATTGTCGAAGATGGTGATTCTAATGTTGGAAAGTTTCGTGCGCCGAAATATTCATAACATAAATTAACATTTAAAACAAATTAAAAATGGCAGGTTCAATTCAAAGTAATCCTACATGGGGACTAACCCCGACAGCGCAAAAAATCGCATTACCAACAAACTATATTAGTTCAACTCAATTCAACTATTTGAATCAGTTTTTACCTGATACTTATGAGAGAGAATTTGAGCGTTACGGTAATCGTTCAGTAGCGGCATTAATACGCTTATTTGGTGCGGAAATACCATCTAATTCAGATATGATTAAATGGGCTGAACAAGGTCGTTTGCATATCAAATATACGGGTATGACATCGAGTGGTAATACAGGTAGTGCTGGTTATTTCACATTTACTAACCCAGCGAATACAATGGCTTTTAGAGCAGGTCAACAAGTATTCTTATCTGGTTCTAATGGGAACTCTGGCGTTGCTCTTATTACATCAGTTACGTCAAGTGCTTTTGTATGTGTACTTTATGGTTCAGCAATAGCAACAGATACATTTCCTTCTACTGCAACAGTAACAGCATTCGTTTATGGTTCTGAATTTAGAAAGGGGACAGCAGGTATGACTGGTTCATTAGAATCGCAAGATACATTTTTCGATAACAAACCGATTATCCTTAAAGATAATTATACTGTTTCAGGTTCAGATATGTCACAAATCGGGTGGGTAAATATTACTACAGAAGATGGCGCAGGAGGTTACTTATGGTATGTAAAATCGCAACATGAAACACGTTTGAGATTTGATGACTATTTGGAGATGTCAATGATTGAAGGTCAACCAGCAATTTCAGGTTCACAAGCACTTCTTGAATTATCGCCTAATACTGTAACAACTACTTTTGCAGGTGCAACAGGTTCAACACAAGCAGGTACTAAAGGTTTATTCTATGAAGTATCAAATCGTGGTAATGTATGGTCTGGTGGTAATCCAACTGCATTGACTGATTGGGATACAATATTCCAACGTCTTGATAAGCAAGGTGCTATACAAGAGAATACAATGATGGTAAACCGTCAATTCTCATTTGATACATCGGATATGCTTGCGGCTCAAAATTCATACGGTGCTAATGGGACAAGCTATGGTTTATTTAACAACGATAAAACAATGGCATTGAATTTAGGTTTCCAACAATTCACAAGAGGATATGATGTTTATTATTCAGATTGGAAATATTTGAATGATGCAACTACTCGTGGGGATATTGTTGCAGGTGGGGTAAATGGTATTTTAATACCAGCAGGTAGCACAAATGTTTACGACCAAGTAATTGGCAAAAATATGAAGCGTCCATTCTTACACGTACGTTATCGTGCTTCTGAATCAGAAGACAGACGTTACAAAACGTGGGTAACAGGTGGTGCAGGTGGTGCAGCAACAAATGATACAGATGCTATGACAGTATCTTACTTATCAGAGCGTTGTATGTGTACACTAGGGGCTAACAACTTCTTCATATTTAAAAACTAATCAATTAATTAATTCATAAAATAATTTAATCAAATGCAATTTCATACAGAATTAAAAGAAAGAACATACTTATTAAAAGGGGATTCAACTCCCCTATCATTTATCATAGCATCAAGACATACAAAAAACTCCCCATTCCTTTTCTTTGATGAAGAGAAAAAGATAAACAGAGAAGTTCGATATGCACGAAATCAAAAAAGCCCTTTTGTTGATGAGCAAGATGACAAAGCGATTTTAGAGCCTATTGAATTTATTGATGGTAGATTAGTAGTTCCTAAAGACAACCCAATGCTTCAAAATATACTTTCATTCTTACACCCTTCACGTGGTATCAAATATTATGAATTTGACCCTGCTAAAAAGGCGGAAGAAGAAATGGAAGTTTTAAATGCAGAGGTTGATGCTTTAGTAAAAGCAAAATCTTTGGACTTAGATACAAAAGAATCCATATTAAGAATCATGACAGAATCCAAAGTAGATTCGATGACAACCCAAGAAATTAATAGAGATATTCTAGTGTATGCTAAAAAGAATCCAAAAGAATTTTTGCGAACAATTGATGATCCTAATTTGAAATTGAATAATACTATCTCAAAGGCTTTCCAAAGCAATATTGTAGTGTTAAAAAATAACAATAAGGATATTCATTTTAATCTACCTACCAATAAGAAAAAAATGATTACTATACCATTTGGCGAGGAAGCTCACCAAGCATTAGTATCATACTGTTTAACAGAAGAAGGTGTTGAAGTATTGAAAATGCTAGAAAAGCAAGTGAGCTAAAACAAATTTCAAAAACAATTAAAAACAAATTTTAAACAAAATGGGAAAATTCATATCAATCCCCGTAGATGGGGGAGTAACAACAAGAGCCGCAATATCAATTACTACGGTAACTGCTGGTGTACCATCTGGTATTACAGTTGGTACTGCTGGTGTTGCATATACTTTTGTACCTAAAGTAGTAGTTACTACAACAGATGGTCAAGGTTCAGGTCTAGTAGTATCTGCATCTACATTAGTTGCTGGTGTACCTACATTTACTGTAGTTAGTGCTGGTTCTGGGTACACAAGTATATCTACTATCATATTGACTGTAGTACCGCCTTCGTTGTACATAAATGCAGACCAAGTACTTAGTATAGCAACTGTAGCTACGGGTTCTGCTACTGCGTCAAATGCAACTTTAGTTATTAAAATGAATACAGCATCTACTCCAACATTAACATTGACACTAGCGAATGCGATAAACGTTGGTACATTTAATAGTGATGGTGCATTTGCTGTAAAAGATGCGATTACTAAGGCTATAATGGATGCTACTAATGTAAAACTTGTAGACCAAGTTACACCTGTAACATTACCAAGCACGTGCTTGGTTAACCAATATGCATACTCTTAATAGTAATTTTAATTTAAAAATAAAGAAGTCTACCTATTTGGTAGACTTTTTTTATTACTTTTGTATCACGGTAGTTTATAACAATTTAAAATTCTAAAACTTTGATAGACCAAGTACGTTCAACGGTGTTGTATATGCTAAATAAAGACAACAATGGTTATATTACACCTGACGAGTTCAATAAGTATGCTTATCAAGCACAAATGGAAGTATTTACAGCTTATTTTGATAAGTATAACTTCTATACTAGTCGTGCAAAAATGGGGCGTGTAAATGAAGGATATGCTGATTTAGCAAAAGAAATTTACCAAAATATATCATTGTTTAATACCCATGTATCACTAACTAAAACTGCTATGCCTGCGGTATTTTCAGCAACGGTAGTGAGTGGTGCAATAGTAGCAATTACGATTAAAGATGGTGGTGTTGGCTATCCACCTAACTCAACAGGATTTTTAACATTATCGGGGACAGGTTCATTGGGGACTGCTACATATTTAGTAGATGCCATTGGGAGTGTATCAACAGTAACAATAGTAACAGCAGGTAGTGGACAAGCAATAGTAACGGTTACAATGCCAACAACGGTAACAAGTAGCGTATATAATTTACCTACAAATGCTTATATGTTTAATGGCTACTTTTATAATGGTAAAGAGATAATTTCAATGGATAGTCTTAAATTAAAACTATTAAACAATTCTAATTTAACTTCACCTACTACGAATTTCCCTTATTATACAATGGTAGGTAATTCTATTGAAGTTTACCCAACAACAATTACAGGTGCAATAGATTGTTATTACGCAAGATACCCAAAAACTCCGATGTGGACTTATAGTGCATTTACCAATGGTGAACCAATATTTAATTCATCAGACCCAAATTACCAAGATTTTGAGGTAGCATATTCTGAATTTGAAACATTGGTAGTTAAGATATTGCAATATGCAGGAGTACAAATTAGAGAAGCTGATGTAGTAGCATATACTGCAAGTATTAACGAACCAACACCGCAAACATAATGGCACTAACAGACCAACAATATTATAGCAGTAGTTCTAATTATGGAACGTATCAATATTTATCGTTATACGATATAGTAAATAATTTTATATTGATGTACACAGGTGACGATAATCTCGTTACCCATACTACAAATCGTTCAGTAATTGTATTCCATGCTAAACGAGGTATTCAAGAATTTAATTATGACGCTGCGAATGAAGCAAAGACAACAGAATTACAAGTAACTGATAACCTTCGAGCTATTTTACCTTCTGATTACATAAATTATGTTAAGTTGTACTTGAATGTCAATGGTGTACTATTTGAATTATTTGAAAGTACTAAACCATTGACTACTACTACTTATGCGCAAGATAGCGGTGGTGATATTATATTTGATGGAAATGGGGAGGCGATAACCGTATCTTCATTGATAGGTACAGATACATTAAGCAATTATCAATATTTATTTTCACCTTATGGATATTTTGGATGGGATATTGGTGGTGGTTGGTATTATCCTTTCAATTATTTCGGAATGGATACG